CTTGTTCAGCGGAATCAGCTCACTAAACCTGCATATTCATAATTTCACTTTGAATATTTAGCCAGTCAGGTTGATGTGCGTTGAAGCGTGGTTTTACAGAGACATACCGCAAGTCACAAACTGCCGTCGTGGTGGTTTTGAGGTGATTTGCGGTATTTTTTTGTGCTACATGTGTGCTACGGCTAAATTGTAGGCCGGAGCGGTTCATAAACGGACACTACCTCGGCCGTCACTTTACCCAGCACAATGATGCCTTCCATGCCCTCTCCGTCGATCGTCTCGCCGCCTGAGGTGATAATCCCTGTACTGAACAATCGGCCCAGTTGTGGGAATTCGCCTATCTGGAATGCGATCTGGTCGCCCGGCACTGGCTTGAGTGACTTGTCCGCCAGCACGAACCCGTCAGGCGTCTCTATCAGGATCATGTTGTTGCGGTGAGGCATCAGTACATCGTTCAGGTCGATGCGCCGCTCTATGTAATCGGACGCCGGTGATGGAAATCCCATAGCTACCTCACGTATCCCATGTTGCGTAACGACCAGGTTTTATTCTCGCTTTCCTCGGTAACCAGCTCGAAGAAAAAGTTCTGGTAACGCCGAATCCACCGGTTGCACTCTGCCAGTGTCCACACGTGATTCAGGTCATCCAGTCGTTTCTGGAATGCCGCAGTGGTAACAATCTGCCTGCCTCTGCAGTCCTTCGTTATCGCTCCCGTAAATGCCGCATGTATGTCACTCTCTCTCGCCATGATGAATCCTCCTCTGATAAATACTGTATGTATAAACAGTAATATCGATCGGTAGATTTGATCAAGGCGGAGCGGCTCACAGATTTTTAAAGGGGTTGATGGTGAAGGTTTTTTAGTTGGCGCTGGCGGTGGTGAGTGACTAATCTCAAATTACACCCGCAGCCCGCTGAGACTGGCGCGGTACACGCTGCCCCGTCGCCGGGGCTTTTTTATGTGCTGAATTTTAAAGGATCGATTCCTTGATCATCACCTGGCACGATGACAAAATCCGGTATCTTTTTTTTAAGGTGTCACCATGGCTAAATTATTCGCCCGATATATGACTATTGGAGTTCTTAACACGCTTATTCACTGGGTCGTGTTTGCCATCTGTATCAAGAACGGTCAGAGTCAGTCAGTCTCCAACTTCATAGCCTTCTGTGTTGCCGTGACTTTTTCATTCTTTGCAAACGCCCGTTGGACATTTAGCTCTGAGGCAACAACCTTCAGATACATGATGTATGTGTTCTTCATGGGTGCCGTAGCGACTCTTATTGGAGCATCTGCAGACCGGCTGCACGTAAATCCTGTAGCTACCCTTGTCGTATTTTCTGCAGTGAGCCTTATTTGCGGATTCCTTTATTCTAAATTTATTATTTTTAGAGAGAAAAAATGAAGATATCTCTAGTCGTTCCCGTCTTCAATGAAGAAGATGCGATAAGGCATTTTTACAGTGCCGTAAGATACAAAGACTTCTTGAAGCCATATGAAATAGAGATTGTCTTCGTAGACGACGGCAGCACAGATTTCACGCCGCAACTGATGAAGGATATGCAGGAAAGTGATCCGTTAGTTAGGAACGTGTTCTTTACGAGAAACTTTGGTAAAGAAGCGGCGCTATTCGCAGGGATAGAGTGCGCCACTGGTGATGCGATCATCCCTATTGATGTCGATTTGCAGGACCCGCTGGAAGTCATTCCTCAGATGATTGAACGCTGGCAGTCCGGCGCAGATATGGTTCTGGCTAAGCGTACTGACAGAAGTACTGACGGCCACTTGAAGCGCAAGACTGCAGAGTGGTTTTACCGACTACATAACAAAATCAGCTCTCCTAATATTGAGGAAAATGTAGGCGACTTCAGACTAATGTCCCGCAACGTGGTTGAGAGCATCAGGCTTCTGCCTGAGCGTAACCTATTTATGAAAGGGATTCTGTCATGGGTTGGCGGCAAAACAGAGATTGTTGAGTATACCCGTGCGGAACGCGTTGCTGGTACCACTAAGTTTAATGGCTGGAAGCTATGGAATCTGGCTTTAGAAGGGATAACTTCATTCTCAACGTTCCCATTGCGTATGTGGACTTATATCGGGTTCTTCGTGGCCTCGCTGTCGTTCCTGTACGGCGTATGGATGGTCATCGACAAATTGATATGGGGGAATCCCGTGGCAGGCTATCCGTCAATACTGGTATCAATTCTGTTTCTTGGCGGGGTGCAGCTGATAGGGATTGGAGTTCTGGGGGAGTATATTGGAAGGATATACATCGAAACTAAAGGGCGACCTCGCTACATAATTTCTAAAAAGGAGAAGGATTAAGATGAATGGACTAAGTGGTTTAGAGAAAAAGCTTGCATGGGTTTTACTATTTGCATTGGTGTTTTTTTTAATAGTATCGCGGCGGCCAGACATAATTTTCAACGCTCAACCATGGGCTGAGGATGGAAAAATATGGATGGAGAATATTTATAATAATGGTTTCTGGAACTCGCTGCTTTTCCCACAAAATGGATATTATCAGACTATATCCCGAATCACTTACGGTATAGCGTTACTCGCAGGCCTCTCTAAGGCGGCCCTGGTAGCTAACGTGATCGCGATCAGTATTAGATGTTTTTTTGTGATGTTTGTTTTATCCGGAAGAATGTCATTTATAAAGCTACCGTATCGCATTGCAGCAGTGTTTTACTTTTTGCTGATGCCAAATCTGTCTGAGGGATATGTGAACATCACAAATGTTCACTGGTACCTATCTCTGTATCTTATGGCAGTGGTCCTGGCTGATGAGGGAGAAGGGCCATTCTGGAAGATCCATGATTTCACCCTTCTGATTATCAGCTCTCTCAGCGGACCTTTTGTGGTATTCATTGCGCCATGCCTGCTGATTAAGCGAGTGTCTCAGCGCGGTGGTATTGTCCAGGCTATAAAGGGTATCAATGCTTTTGATATCACTATGGCCGTATGTTGCATTATCCAGGTCGCAGCTATCCTAAGTTCATCTGACGCTGGCAGATCTTCAGCCCCACTCGGAGCAAGTATTAGCCTCCTGGCCGATGTCATCAGTTACCGGGTGATAGGTGGTTCGCTATTTATGAACGAACTTATATCAGGCATGGGAGCTATGCATGGATTGAACATCCTTCTTTTCATCGCGCTATGTGTGCTGGTGCTGATTTGCTTCATCAGATGCGGGTGGCGCTTCAAATCAGCGGCTTTATTCCCGGTGTTGATGATCGGGTTTGCTCTCGCAAAACCTATGATGAGCCTTGATCAGCCACAATGGCCAACCTTACTGATCCCTGGTGGCGGTGAGAGATATTTTTTCATCACTAACTTTGCATTTTTCTGTCTTCTTCTTTTTGTAGTGAACCGGATTTCCCCCCGTTCCCTGGCACCACTTATGATAATCTCAATCGTGGCATTGCCAGTCTTATTGCGTGGCTTCCCGATACAGCCAATGTCCGAGGTGGGTTATCGTCAGGATATAAATACATTCGATGCATTGCCTTCAGGAGAGTCGATGCAGATTCGCATCAACCCCCCCGGATGGAGCATGCAACTACAAAAAAAATAAAATAAGGGCCATGTGGCCCTTTTTTATTTCCCTACTACCGTGTAATCAACGCGTGCTGATATCCCTGACGTTCCGTTGATAAAGAACCCAGTAAACCCTGCGTTACTTCGCGACGTTACAATCACTGAGGTTTGACTTGCTCCTGAGTCACCATTTACCGCAATCACACTGATAATTCCGTTAGGGAAGGCAACGTTAAAGTTCACGCTGAAAGCTCCGCCAGTCCCCAGCGTAACGGTCTTTGACCCCATTTTCTGGATGTAGCCATGGCCAATATCAGTTGAAACCTCACCTCCAGTTTCATATGTGCTTGAGGTATTAGTCTTCGCATTCGTGCTGGTGTTAGCGTACTCACTTCCACCGCCCAGAATCGTATTACGGTACTGGGTACAGTTGGAAGATGATCCGGCAAATACGACACCAAATTTACCTGATGGGATTTGGATGTGGTTATCGTGCACCCGCCCGTTGATACTGGCACCTGTTACCTCTATGCCATTTTCCCCTGTATCAGTGCTTCGGCCTTCCAGGAAGTTATCATGAACATCAAAGCTTTCCACATCAGACAGAAGGATATGGTTAATTGCATCATCTGAAGTTGGGTCTGCATATATCAGGTTGTCAGAGATATCCACTTTACCGTGATGGTTGATATAGATGCCACGCTGCATATATTCAATCTGAGAGTTGTGGATGAAAACCTGTGGTGGGAAATACGCAGAAACGCCAGATTCCTGTGCTTGCGCGTAAATACCAATGTTGCAACTATTGAAATTGCAGCTATTGATGAATGTACCTTCAATACCCGGATTCGTATGCGTAATTAACCAGATACCATTGTTAATATTGTTAGCAAAGCAATTGAAGAAATTACAGAAGAATACCCCTCCCAGCGTAGACTCAACCAAGAATGCTGAGGCAATCAGATTAGATTTTGTAACGCTTGATACACCACCAACGCCAAAGAAATAACACTCGGTAAGCTGAGGGTAGACAGGGTCTTTAAGATAACACAGGCCTTTTCCCCAGTAGCCATTAGCTGCTGTACCTCCAACAGCACCGCCGTAGGCTGTGACTTCCTTCAGAACAACGCTCTTAGGTGAAGCGCCTGAAGAGTGAACCGTAATTGCAGGAACAGCAGTCACTGCACTTGTCACAAATTGCATACCTTCAACGCGCACTCTGCTTACAGCAGTGGTTGTTCCTGCAGCGAATCCCTGGGTTGTTGATCCTGATGTCCACTGGAGCAGACTCGCCTGAACACCCTCACCCCGCCATGATACATTCGAATTGGCGCCATTCCAGGTTATAGCAGCAGACAGCGTGTACCGCCCGCGTGGCACGGTAATTTCAGCACCATATAGCTGATTTGCTGCCCATGTAGCAGCTGCCTGAAAAGCAGATGTGTCATCAGTTGAGTTGTCACCTTTTGCGCCAAAATCTTTTACTGATATCGACTCAAGATTCTTTTCGTGTTGATTCCTTATCGCCGAACTAGCCGAAGGCTGTTTAACAGCCACTAAAGAATCACCAGCATCATCGGCCGGACTGCCTAACGCTCCCGATCCAACACTAATCCACTTACCAGTACCCACCCCGCCACTTGAGGATGGTGTCGACCCGGCTACGACGTTTTTTGGAAAAACACCATCCCACCTGTAAAACTCCCCAGTTGATGTATCTCTAAGCATTTCATTAGGTAATGTTAATGTAGCCCCGCCCTGAAAGGAATCAACAGGGATATACCCAAATTTTGATATTGCCTGCTGCGCCAGCCAGCGCAACCCTTCAATGGTATAATGCTTGCCTCCGAATCTATCCGCATATGTTTGCTCGATAGACGTAGCAAACTCATCAATTTTACCGGCATTGAACTTTAAATCTATTGGCGATTCGCTTGGTACTGGAAGCAGGGTCGGTTGAGTGGCCATAATTTTTCCATAAAAAAAGCCAGCGCTAAGGCTGGCATGATGTTAAGAGGATAGTGTCAGGGGTAAATCAAATCGTTATATTCAGCGAGGGTTAAAGCTGTTGTCCCATCACTATTTGGCTGCTTTTCGCTTATCACCCATTGAGTGGCGTCAAGCTCTGCAATGGTTGCGATTACGTAACGGGAGGGAGACTGAACGTCATAGCCGTCAAAGATATTCAATGCCATCTGCGGGATAGCCGCGGTGAACCCAAACGCCGTGTCGGAACGAGGAGATGCAGGATAGCGAGTAGATGAATTACCCATGGAATCTGTAATGACGACATACATCGAGCCGGTGAAGTTGATTCGCTCACTGGTTTCAAAGGAATTATCACTGCGCGAGATGATGTACCCAGCTTGCTGATTGGTGTCGTAGGTGTCCGGAACCTGAACCATATCACCTACATTAACCCACTCCCCATCAGCCAGGGCTGTAATAGCCATGCTCATACGGGAGTAAAGAAGCCGCCGGCACTCCTTCTGAGCACGGAAGTCAGCCTGAAAACCATCTCGGATATACATCATCTCGAACTTTTTGGCTTTGATTGGCTGGCCTACTTCGATCTGATTGTTTCTTACCCGGTAACGTATGTAGGCCTGCTTATTGGTGGTCGGATTGCGGTATTGGACCTCAACGCCGTCATACCCGCCAGGAAGCGTCATGTCGTAGCTTAAAGAATATCCCGAATCAACAGTGTTCGACCGGTTAAATACAGTTGCTGGGACACTTCTTTTCACGTCGAGCGTGAATGATAGAACGCTGTCATCCCAGTAAACGCTTACCCCAGCAGCATCACAAATGGTCTCCATTCTCTGCCCCAGCGACACATCCTCATCATCAAAGGTGTAGTCAAAATAGCTAAGCCGCTGGTCTCGGGCGTCGAGTTCGGCCTGAATCTGATAGAGGCCATATATATCGATTGAGCTTTCAGGCTGACCGCCAATTACGATCCAATTGTGCAACGCAATATCTGCAAACTTTCGTGATGCCCTAATCGTGTAATCGACTTTCTGCGTGCTCAGGTTGTACGTGATCACATGCCGGTTAATGAGGGCGTTGTATTTCCTGTCTCGTGCACTGGTGGCATTCTCTGTCTGCCTGACTGTAACACGCACCAGCGTGTCATTGGGGTAACTGACATTTGTGCGTATATTTACACTGTGAATGGCCTCGACCTTGAGCTTACTGTTGTCACCACTGTTATCTGTACGCCGGAATGTCACTGCATATCGACCATAGCCGCCAGCAGGCATCAGCTTATCTGTGCGATAGAAGGTGTCGGATGTAGACTGGTGCGGTGTAGTCTGGCGGTAAATGAAAGTCTGCGTTGTTCCCGGCACCTGTACGTTGTCATCATCGATTTTCCAGATCGTAACCTGCCAGTTGGCCTCACTTTTGCCGCCCAATCCTGACTGAGTGTGCAACCACAACTGCGATGATTGTACCGGTGAAAAGAAAGGGCCAATCGCCAGTGCTTGGTTGTCATTAAGAATGAACTTAGTCGTGTTGATTGTTGCAGTAGATATGTATGAGGCGTTTGAGCCTTCAATGCTGTCGATGACGAAATTGTAGTAATAAATCGGCGCTGTAACAGAGCCATTGGAGGTCTGCGTGGCCGATATCAGATTGCCTGATAATGTGAAGTCCTGAGTAACATTCCCGCTAGCCGTTGGGTATGTAGCATTCACCACAAAGGATACGGCATGGGGTAGCGCGAGGCCCATGAAGTAGTCAAAGCTCGCTTGCTTGGCAATCTTCATTAGTATCTGCCCGCCGGAGTAGCTTCCGCTTATTACAGTGCTGGCAGTGGCGCTCTCAATTGGGAAATCCTCTGACTCGTTCTTGCCGGGAACCTCCTGCCCGTCAACGTCATCGAACTGATAGCCTTCATTTATCGTGCCGATCACATCACCTGGGTTATATACAGTAAACGACGCCCCCGCCATAGAGCCTAGGTTGCTTTCTGAATATCTGACCGAGCTGACTGTGTACCTTCCAATACCAAAGTTCATGAACTCGGTGAGGTATTTGAGGTTGCCTGAATACTCGAACAGAGACTCCTGAATAAGGTCAGGGAAAGCCCTAATCAGACCATAATTGTCAGGCTTTGCCTCACCATTACGAGCGAGGTTAGACTGACCCTTAAGGCTGTTATTCGACGAAGTTTTGCTTTGCCCGATATTGCCTGTGCCAGGCTGCTTGATAAGCCCGCTCATGATTTTCTGAGTAAACTTTATCGGGTTGAAGTGTTCGAGCGGGTTAAGGAGGGTTTTAGCCAGACCGCCTGATTTAGGCTGGTCGAAGATGATAATCCGATCTTCTTCTTGCAGGCTAAAGCCGATATCGTCATCGTCACGCAGTTCTTGTCCGTTAAGACTGATGCGTAGCTCGTTATGAAGATTCTGGCCTGCCAGCCACTCATTGAACGGCACACCTGCAGGGGCTTTAACCCTCGCTTTCGGCAGTCCCGGAACACGCTGAATCTGGACGATAGGCATACTGATAGAACTCCACGCGCGTGAATAGTTTTTGTATTGTTCGGATACTGTCTGAGCGCACATGCCCACTCTCTCCGCGGCTGTGCAAGGCGCGACCATCAAGAATCAGTCCGACGTGAACAGGCTGGCTGCCGTACCAGGCAATAAATATTCCGTTGTCAGTGAAGATATCCGTTTGCCGCCAGTAAACGACCTCGCCTGTAAAGCACGTCAGGAAGTCAGCGCCAGATTCGTAGTCAGGCTGATGATGAATCTCTACGCCCAGCACATGACGGTAGTAGAGAACTACCAGCGCCCAGCAGTCCATAGCCTCAAAGGTGCATGACCTGTCACGCCATGGCACACCAGTCACCTTCTCAATGAACTCAGACTTAAGCATTTTGTAG